AAACCTAAGAAAAAAACAGATGATTTCCCTATTAAGATTTCTGCTGGATGGGATGACCCTAAAGCTAGGTTTGATACGACTGGAAAAGAAAAGATGTTTCCTAAAAAAGCCAAGAAAGATGAAGAAGGTAAGGAATTAGACCCTCAAGATGCAGCAGATAGAATAGCTAAAGGAAAAGAAAAAGGTAATAAAGATTCACAACAGCTAGCTGCAAGCTGGAGTGCTCCTGAAGGTGAACCAATACTATTTGAAAGGTCTAAAAGAGGCTTGGAAAGAATAATCGGAAGTAGTAGAACCTCACAACAACAAAAAATCAAGGCTCGTAAAGACTTACAGCTAAAACGTAAGAAGCAAATAAAGAGAGCCGATAAGACAGCTGACAATCCTGATACGGATTTGGCTACAGCTGTACGCGCAGCAGATGCATCTATAGATGCTAAAGAGAAGGTTAAGAAATATAAAGCACCTCCTGAAAAGAAAAAGGTGAAAACTGATTTCGGACCTCCTGAGAAAGCATTCAAGGATAATTAAACCTATATAAGAAGCGATGGCTAAAGATAAAGATAAACATGAGAAGAAGGACTGGGTTGACCCTCCGGTGGCTTCTGCTATAATTGAAAAAGGACCTCCGTACAAGGTTCCTGAAAAGAAAGAGGGTCCAGCGGTAAGTACATCAGAAACTACTGATAAGTCCGCTAAAGAAGCGCAACTCCTTGCAAACACAAAGGAGGCTATAGCGCTTAAAGTTACTGAGGGACGTCTCGAAGTTCAAAAAATTAAAGCTTTAGAGAGTGCTAAAGAAGTTGCCGGTAAACACCTCGCGAAATTCGGCGCTTTTTACCTCATGATTATGGTGTTGGTATTTATTATATCTTCTTCCTATCTCCCCGGTGATTCCATTGCGGTAATCGCTGGGCTCGTCACGTTAGTCGTGACCAATATTTCTGGAATCCTAAAATCAATCTCAACTGATGAAGCTGAAGTAAAAGACCCTATAGAGTTGATGTATGATATTGCAGAAAAAAATTCGGAATCATGTGAACGTGAGATGAAAACGATGGTAGAAGCTAGTGAAAGGCAACATGCAAAACTTCTTGAATATATGGATAAGCAATTAACCCAGACTAATCGGAAGTAGGAAGTCTCTAGCTTAAAATCCTAAGCTTTAGAATCTCAACAACAGGTACCTTAAAAACATGATGAACAAACAAAGAATGAAAAAAATCGTATTAGGACTATCCTTGGCAATCGTAGTTTACTATGTAATGTCTTGTGCAATGGCTCCTTCTATTCCTCTTCTGTAGGAACATAACCCATAAATAAACCCCGGTGATTAATTTCATCGGGGTTTTTTCATATATTGTTTGGATATAGTACTTACAGTATTAATATTTATTTATTGGGTCATTTCTTAGCATCTTTGGTAAGTTCAGCCATTTCTTTCTTTGATAGTGCTTGACCTCCCTTACGTGGCTTTTTATCGTCTAATTTTTGAGCTGTAGCTTTCATCTCTAGTTCTTTCTTTCTTTGTCTTCCTTTTGTAGTAGTATCATCTAGGTTAGATGCGACATTAGCAACATTTACGTCTTGACCTTGTACTTTTACAGTTTTAGGTTTGTTTTTTAGCTTTTCTCTTTTTTCGATAAACTTCTTGCCTGGGTTCATAGAAACATTACCTTTCTCGTCTTCTTTCATCATTTTCTTTCCACCACCGTAGCCTTCGCTAATTAGTGTCTGTAGTGATTCTAAAAGAGTTTTAAGGCTTTCCTCTAACGCTTCTACACGAGATTCCATTACTTCTTCTTTCTTCTTACCTGCACGTAGTTTAGCTAGGTCTTCTCCTTCGATTTCTCCATCACCGTCTACGTCTAGTTCGGCTTGGTCTCCTTTTAGCTCTTTTTTACCATTCTTTTCATCGTGGTCTTTTTTATGAGCTTCAGCTACCATCTTGCCTGGATTCCAAGCGTTTCCAAGATTTGTAGGAAGACCGAAGTCATCTCCTAGTTGTTTGGCGTGTTGAACAACAATTTCATCATTGTTTGGAGCTTCTGGAACATCAATGTCACCCATAGAGTCTTTACCGTACATGGATTCCATTAAGTTTTTTACAAATTTATCAGTGTTTAGTGGTTCTTTCATTATTAATACCTATTTTATATATGTTATTTATTTAAATTAATGAGACTAAATTAGTAGATAATATGAGATGTACACAGTCGAATCTCTAGGTCTAGAACATGAGACTCCAATCTTAGGTATATTTGGAACAGAAACGTTTACAAATATCGCGAAAGGAGAGCTCAAGTTAGATAGAAGAGCATGTCTTCGTAAAATTATAGGAATCTTCAAAGGGGTAAGACCTAGGCTGGTTTACATAATTCCTAAAGGTAGGACTTGTTTATATGCTACTCATTTATTAAAAGTTTTAAATATCCCATTTTGTTTGGTGATACCTTGTCAAGGGTATTTTGATAACCTCAAACTATCGTATACTAGAAAGTTTGAAGAAGCGGTCAGAAGTGCTCAATCTATAATCATGTTAAACGATGAAGAGCTTAATTTAAAAAACTTTAATGATATAGAAGACGATGCTGAAGAATTCATATTACAAAGAGCTGAGCTTATACTTTCAATATATGGTAAAAATCCATCAGAGAGATATAAAAAGTTAAACAATAGACTAAACGATATGGAAGCTGATGTAATATTTCTTAACTATTCTTTATAAATACAGGAAGTTTATCTCCTAGCCTGTCTATTAAAGCTTGTCGATTTACGTGCCACGAGGCTTTATTACTAGTATCTCCCATTGATTTGTGAAAAATTTGAATAGGTACTACTTTATTCTTAAATCCTTTAAAATGTGCCTGTAATGTGTACGATATATCATAAAAATCCCAATTCCCTGAAAAGTAACTAGGTTTTTTAGTATTTATATTAAATAAGGTCCTGCCTTTACAAACTAGAAACACTCCATCCATCACTACAACTTCTCCTGTAGGACCATAATACGTTTCTTGCATATTTGTGTGGCTAGTACCATGATATACCATACCAGCTAGGTGACCTGTAGCATAATCTCCTAAACCTTCCCACCATACACAAGACTCTCTTAATATTCGAGTACCTGCTATTCCTAAAAATCCTACATTGTTTTCTTTTAAATTTTCCTCAATTATTTCATTAAATACACTTTTATTAGTTAAAACTGAAATGTCATCATGACACAGTATTACAGTATCATTTGATTTAATGTTATGTTTAGTAATAGCACTATCATAAGCCTCAAAGATGCTTTCACATCCAGCCATGACAGCTACTTTCCACCCAGCATCTTTAAAGTACTCTGAGAGGTGTAATGGTATGTTTTCGGTTTTAGATGGTATAATTGCTATTTTTTGCATAGGTATATAAATTATGGTAAGTAAACAGGATATATTAGACGAAGTTTCAAAATGTAGTGAAGACCCAACTTACTTTATTCGTAATTACGTCAATATTGAACATCCTATTAAAGGAATAATTCCTTTCGATTTATATAAATTTCAAGAGAAAATTTTAAATGAGATAGAAAATAATAGATTTAATATTGTTAGGAAGTTTAGACAGGCAGGAATTACCACTATATGTGCAGCTTATTCATTATGGTCTATCATATTTAAAGAAAATCACAATGTTATGGTGGTTTCAATTGGAGATAGAGAATCTACAGCCTTTCTCAGACGCGTTGTAATGATGTATGACGACCTTCCGAAGTGGCTTAGACCAGGAATCGTAGAAAAGAATAAACACTCTCTATACCTCTCTACAGGCTCTCGTGTGAAGTCTCAACCTGCAGGTGCAGGTCGTGGTGAATCTGTATCTCATCTTATCGTAGACGAAGCAGCTTTTATTGATAAAATGAGAGAGTTTTGGGCTGCAATATACCCTACAATTTCTACAGGTGGTAAAGCTTCTCTAATATCCACGGTAAACGGAATGTCTAACCTATATTATGAGTTATATCGAGATGCTGAGCAGAAAAATAATTCTTTTAATATTATTGATTTGCATTGGAGGGAACATCCGGATTATACCGAACAATGGGCTAAAGAAAACAAACCTATCATAGGTCAACGTATGTGGGAACAAGAATATGAATGTTCATTCCTAGGGACGGGAGATACCTTTATAGACAGGCATACTTTAGCAGTAATGAATAAAACTGTCGATGAGAATTATATTTCCAAGTATTCTGATAATATGAGAATATTTAAAGACCCTGACCCTTATGGAGAATATTTGCTAACCGTTGATGCTTCTTATGGTAGGGATAAGGATTATTCAGCATTTCATATAATAAACCTTTACAACGGAGAGCAGGTTGCTGAATTTTACTCTAATAAAACTCCTTTAGCTGATTTTGCAAAGATAATACAAACGGAAGGGGTTTATTACAACTTGGCTCATGTAGTGATAGAAAGAAATGGCTTAGGTATACCTTTACTTCAAGAGTTGTTTGAAAATTTAGAATATGAAAACATTCTT